CCTGTTTTGCATCCATGGTACTCGCTCCTTTCTATCAAAAATATATCTAACACACAAACCATAGTCAAATAAGGCGGACAAATCCAGAACGGTTTTGGATTCTAAAAGAGATTACCAGAATTACACAACCGTACTGGAAATGGTTAATGCTGTGAGTGATGGCGGTACCGTGATCGCGTTTGGAGATAATCAGTCCCCTCTTTTTAATGCCGAGGATCGTCCGCCGGTGCTCAGCGAATATTTCTATGTCGTTTTGTCTGACGGACTGAGAAAAAATGTGATTGCCTTTGGCTTTACCGGTCGAAACATTTATATGCGCAGGGTTTGGAGTAGGGTCTGGAGTACTGATTGGACACAAGCTGCCACCTGCTACTGCGCAGATATGGAGTGGAAAGCTCTTCCTATGGTGAATGGGTGGATAAATGCCGTTGGAGATCCTGCTGCGGCATTGAAATATCGAAAGGGAGCAGATGGAAAGGTTATATATGTTGAAGGGTATATTAAACAGCCGGAGGCTTTAACAACTGATAATAGAATATTTGCCTATCTTCCAGAGGGATATAGGCCTAAAAGCTATTGGTGGAGACCAACTGTACATGAATACAAGGAAGGTATGGTACCGCTCAGGGTTAACTTGGATGGTAAAATGTACATTACATCTATCAACGCTAATATACAGACAATTACAAATCACTCTTTACCTATCTGCTTAACGATCCCAATCTAAAGGGAAAAGGAGGTTAATTCGACTGGCTGGAGCTATTCCGCCAAAAAGCAAAACGATGCCACAAATTTGTTACAGCCATCCGTGCTGTAATGGCACTGAATCAATCCGTTTGCTCCAATGGTCATAGCCCCTGAACCCTTATAATAATGATCGACACCCCTAAAAATGCCGGGAACAAACAAGTGGTCTTTGGGTCTAAATCCAACAGGCAACACGGCAATTTGATCGCAACACTTAATATCTGTTTTATCTGGCTTTTCACAAGCGATCGATCCGATAACGATACTTTCCTGTGTTTTACAGTAATAACTTTCTATGTTCAAACCGTCCCATACCCATTTGCCGAACCCGTCCACATAAGACACCTCATATCGCTCCGGGGGTGTTGCGGTGGCAATTTTTTGCCATGCTTGCCACTGGGTGTAACTAAAATCGTTGTTATCCCTATGCCGTGTCCGCAGAAAAATCCGCCCGTTATCTTCGCCCATATAGCACTGCGTGGCGACCTGTAACGCACGATTTCGGTTTACTCTTAATGTCAATGTTTCAAAGTAATGAGCAGGCATAGATGATGACATCGGTGGAGCACCTGCGGGTCTATCTGCTTTTACATAGGCCACCGCCCTATGGTCAAGCAGCGCCATATTATCCAACGGTGGATTGTTAAACAGGATTTCAGGTGTTATGTTCAGATTGGGGGCCTGTACATCTCGGGCATACTGCGCGTACAGATCGCTCTGTAAAGCGCGGTTTTTGTCCGCCTTATTTGACATTTGCGTTGATATGGCATCAAACTGGCCAGCATAGGACTGCGTTAAAAATTGCAGATTTTCTCCATCAACGACCGCAACCACCTGCGTTCCCTGCGCAAATGCACCAGCGGGCAGAGCAGTCCCTTCAAGCGTAACCGGGTTCTTACCCAGTCCATTGACGGAGATTGTATCACCCGCAGCCCATCCTGCTGTCGCAGTAAACCGCATAATCGCGCCCTCACCGGTCAGAGTGTGGGCTGTTCCACTCTTGGTATGTACATAGGTGTTCAGGATACCGCTGGATCTTGCAGCATCCATCTCCGCACACAGGCCACCAATGTCCTGATTGTATTTCTCGTTCCAGTCCGGGGTTCCCTTTATCAACGGGCTAAATTCCATACTTCTCATCCTTTCAGACAGTTAATAATAGTTTGATATATAGACTTTCCGCACCGTCAAAGGTCAGCGTATAGATGCGGTCGCTGATCTTATGCAGTGTGGGGCTGCCCAATCTCGTAAGCTCTCGGATGGTATACACGGTCAGGGTGTCGGCGTCCGGATAGCTCTGGCGGCAGGGACACTGCACCAGTTCGGAGCCGCCTGCCGGGCCATCCCCGGCCCCGCCCGCGCCTGCGGTATACTCCCCCATGAGCAGCAGCACATCCGGATAATCGCTCAGATCATGCCGGATCGTGACGAGCGGCCAGTCCGGGACGCTCGCCGCCAGATAAGCCGCAAGCGGGACACCGTCCGGCATCAGTACCTGTCCAGCTGTGGTCAGCGGCGCATAGGGCACATCCCTGCCATCCTTACGCTCCCGCAGGACAAACGGGATCAGCCCTGTCCTATCTGCCATCTGCCGCCACCGCCTTACGATACATCGGGCGTGGAGGTGTCAAACCACCAATCCCCATCCTGTGCATCCGTTGGGGCAATGTCGCCGACCGTAATCTTCGCCCGACCCTTTACCTCATCCATGACCACCTTAATCGCTTTTGGCGTCGCCGCCGTCGTCTCATCCTCACTGTCGGTGGCGCTGCTCAGCTGCACAATGCCCTTGTCTGTCAGTGTGGCGTCGGGTATCTCCAGATCGTCCCATGTGATGGTAACCGCCCCGGTTTTGCCATTGACCGAGATTACCGCGCCCCGCGTCGCGCTGTCGATCCAGCCTGCCGGTTCGCCGTCAGCGTCCCAAATCCAGACAGTATCGGTCGAGCCAACGACCGCGAAATCTCCGGCGATGGCGGAGGGATGCGCTTCTCTTAAGGCTTCCGGGGCCGCGTAGTAGCCCTTGTTATGCTCCAGCAGCGACGGGATCAGGGACAGCGGTAGCCGCCCTTCCTCATCCAGCCCCGCATAACCACCCGGCTTGTTTTTGCTGGCCGCATCCTCTTTGGCTTCAAAGGCCGCAATCTGACCGTCCGTCAAAAACCGGTGCTGCGGGTCGGTCTCGACCTGTGCCGCTACCGTTTTGGGATAACGGTCCTCCCATTTTCCGTTCACAAATACTCTCTGCGTGTAGTTCTGTGCCATGTCTACATTCCTCCTTTTTATCACAGCGCGCCCCAGATTACCGAGGTGTCCTCCGGCGGACTTGCGCTGAATACCATATTTTTGACCGCAATTACGTCTGCGGGAATCTCAGGGACCGTCCCTGCATTGCAAAGCAGCTGAATATACAAACTGTCGGCATCGTTCCCCTCAAAGGTGACAATATAACGGCAGTTGTCCAGCTTCCGAACGATCGGTGAACCCATCTGAAAAACCGGACGGACGGTCCGGATGCTCAGGCTATACGGGTCGTGATGGATCACCTTGACCGGGTGCATCTCCATATCTGTGCCGCCCGCGGGTGTCTCACCAGACCGTCCAAGACCCGCGCCATACCTGAGCGCGCCCAGCTCGACCAACGGATAGCACCCAAGCCCATGCTGAATCCGAAGCAGCGTATAGTTGGTCAAAAGGGGTTCCGCTTCCTCATGTGTCAGGAACGCCATAGGCGGATAATCCAGTTCCACCTTCAGCTCTTTTGACAAAACGATCGCCACCGGATACCGTCTGACGTCGATCCGTCCGCTGCCATATGCCGAAACATATTCCGGATAATCTCCCAGCGTTGCATAATACAGCATGATCTCGCTGTCGCCGTCCTGCACAAAAACGCCAAATTCGGTGAGCCAAAAACCTGTTGCAAGGCCGCCGTTCATGTCGTTCCGGTACTCTACGATGAACGAGACTTCCAAGCCGTTGACCAGCTGCTGTGTCGATGCCGCATCGGCAACCGGGTTGACCAAATCGGTCAAATCCGCGGGATTGGTTTCCTCCGGCAAAACGCCTTTCCCAACGGCGACACGTGTAATGTGGAGCGTATCCCCGGCGACCATCCTCGCCAGCTTACGCCATCCGGCAGCGGTAATGGTAAATCCAGATTCCAAGATCAATCATCCCTTTCTGAAATTGGTGGCAGACGTGTAACGGTGTATTTCCAGCGGCCTACCGCAGCCTGCACAGATGTCTGAAGCGTATAATGCCGCGGAAACGCAAGCATTTTTGATGACGACAGGCTCCCCGCGGTCATCGTCCCTGCTCTCACAGGCGTCCGGAACGCCCGCACCCACGCAAATTCCGACAGCTTCGAGGAAGATATGACCGGTATAACCGCACCGCCAATCCGCATCTGTGCGGCTGGCAGCGGGGTTGTCTGCTCAAAGACAGCGCCCCAGATGATGTTGGCCGGGACGATATGGTCCAGCAGTTCCCGTACGATCGGGAATAAATCCGGTTTTCCGTCGAGGACATTCACTTCCAACGTATACCGGTCTGTGTCCACACTGGCCGACCGGAAGCGGTCTCCGCAGATGTTTCCAAGCAGTTCCCGCAAGGCGCGGAGCGTATACGGTCGGCGCTCGTTCAAACGGGCAAGGATATGCAGTCTGCGTTCCTCCAGGGTTTCACTTTTTCCCGGATGGATCCCGAGGATTTTTTCAAACCGCAAAAGCCCATAACCGTCCGCACTTACTACAAAGTTGTTGTCCAGAATCCATTGTGTTTCCTTCCAGACGGCCTTGAATTCTGGATTTTCAGCATTCAGAGCCTGCATCAGCTCCCGGTATTCCTGTAAATAGGGCGGCAGATAGCCGGGCAGGTCTACATTCCTCAACATGCCGCCGCACCTCCAAACACCGGCACCTCGTATCTGCCAAGGACCAGATTTTCCGGGCTTCCGTTCAGCGCCGTATCCTGAATATCAATCACCCCTTTGATCGAAAGGAGCCGCGCTTCGATCTGGCTGAGACGCACAATCAAACAGCTGGCGTCCTCCCACCCTCTGCGCAGCTCCAACAGGTAATTTGAAATTACACCTTCAATCTCCGCCTGGAGATTGTCCCAACTGTATCCCTCCTCAAACAAAAGCCGGGTGGTGAGGTACACCGCTGCCGCGTCCGCACTTTTCACCGTGACGACATGCCCGATCGGGGCCAGCCCATACCCCTCTCCCGCATCTTCAGGCGGGTCGATGGTGTTCTGTACAGACTCTCTGAGGACATCCGACGCCGGGTTGTGATCCGCGCCGAGGATGGTCAGGAGCACGGTACCGCCCGTGGTCAGCTTCTTTTGGCTTGCCGCTGCGTATACCGCGTCGAGCCACGACCGGATTTCCCCGACCTCCAATGTCCCGATGATCTCCCGATACCACGCATTCACCCGCGGCGTGGGGATCATTTCAGCAGGCCGGATGTCACAGTTCCAGACCCTTGTGACCTTCACGCTTCCAACACCGGGGATCGCGTGCACCTTTTCCAGGTAATCCCGCACGTTCCCGCCGAACGCCTCCTCCTTGAAGGAATCGAAATACCGCTGGCGCAGCACTTCGGTCTCCTCCTCATCCTCCCCAGGGATCAACACTTCCACCAGCTCGGCATTCGTAAGGCCGTTTATGTATTCGATCGGGATCAGTTTTCCCAGATGCTGATGTCCAATGATGCCGGGAGTTTCGCACCGCACCTGATAGGCATCCCCTGAAATACGTTCCAGAACGACATAGTTCAGGACATCCAGGCTGAATTTTTTTCCGGTCACATCAATGTCCGCCGGAGAAAAAATCCCTTTCAAAACAGCGTGGGATGCCGGATATGGCGTAATGCCGCGCTCCTTGCAGCGCCGGATCAGGAATTCCCGTGCCGCCGTATCTCCGTAAGAATTCCGGATGATGGTGTCCAGCTCCAGATACAGAATCTGAAACTCGATCGCTGTTGGCGAATGGGAATCCCAGATCACCGATCCTTCCCGTTTATCAAATTTATCGGACACCCGGCCCAGCATCCGCTCCAAAAGGAGCTCATAGGTTACATTCTCGTACATCAAATATTCACCGTCTTTTCTGCCTGCACATCCCCAAAGATGGTATGCGCCGTAAAGGTGGTATGCAGCACGCCTCTTTTCGGGCTGTCAAAAGTAAAATCCGTTACATCCAGGATTCTCTGATCCCAGGTCAGCGCTTCCACAATCCGGCGTTCCAGTTCAGGGCAGACATAGGAAATCGGCTCCCCAAACAGGTCCGCCAGCTCGATCCCGTAATTCCAGGAATAGATCAGATACTGATACCGTTCGGTGTTCAATATCTTGAAGATCGCCTGCTTCATCGCTTCCAGCTCATCCGTATAGCCCCGGATGTTTTTCCCGGTTTTCAGGTCCATCTGATAGGTTTTGGTGGGCTGCTCGGCAAAATCAAAGGTCAGGTTCAGCAGGTTTGTATTTGACGGAATCATAGCCACTGCCCCTCCACCGTGTGGTCGCATACCCGGTCAACCACCAGGAATTTCTGCCCTTCCTGAAAGCGGATGATAATCACCCGTTCCCCGGGCTTCAGGCCGTTGTAAATCATGATTTTCTTTCGCCCCTTGTACTCATGTTTGTGCTTTTCATAGGCTTCCGCGCCTGTGCCGCCTTCCTCGTCCTCGGTCTCATGTTTGACCTCAATATCGACGTAATGATCCACGACCGCCCTTGTCAGGACAAGCTGTGCCTGCGACAGGGTCATCTTCTGCTCGACGTCAATTTTCAAAGGGGCCGCGCTCAAAACCGTCCCATAGTAGACCGCAGCCGGCTTTTTCGCGTCGACCGCATCAAGGGCGGTCTGCTTGAGCATCTTGACGAGCTCTGTGCAATCAGCCAACAAATTCACCTCCGCGCAGATTCAAAGTCATGAAATGCTCATGCTCGCCGAAAACATGGACTGCTTTCTCCACCAGCATATAGGAATTTACAACGATGTCCCCCAAATCCAGGGACACCGCCACCATTGACCCAGCCCTGACCCGCACATCCCCGAACGCCCTGGTGATCTTGAGCCGTCGGGTCTTGCTGTTGTAGAGGGACAGCAGCGCGTCCGCCTTTACCGCGCCGTTTTCCCCCTCCTTCAGCGTGCCGAAATACTGCAAAACGCCCCATTCGTTGATGTGGGCGCTGTCTTTGGCAATAAAGATGTCCCGCTTTCCGGTGTTTTGATTGTCATAGGCCAGCTTGATCTGGTTGTAGGTCTGTTCGTCAATGCTGGATGTGTAGTCATAGTTCTCCCCGGTCTGCGGATCAATCAACAGGTTCAGCCGCATATTGGAAATATTTTTCAAGGTGAGCTTCCCCGCATCGTCATACAGGACGAACATCTCCTTCTGGTTGGTCAGTTCCAGATCAAGGGCGTTTTCGATCATGTCGAGCAGGGTTGCATTTTCCTCGGTCCTGGACGGAATGACATAAGAGGTGCTTTCGATCTCCCCCAGATTCAGCCCATAATCGGCAGCAACCATCTTGATAAACACATCCGCGGTCTTG